CAGTGATGATAAAGAAAGCACAGAACAGCTCACCTGTATATATATCAGTCAACCAGGGAGACGACCAGGTCACTGCTTTGGATGATTCGATTAGACAAATGTACACGGCCGTGCCATTAAACCTTAAGAGTAAGATAACAGGCACTGGGGCTTTGGCTGAAATTGACTCCAAAATGAGTGACAGTACCCTGAGCCAACAAACGTTGACGGGAATGGACGCTGTCAAACATATGCCGGCGCCACCTATGTACACCACCGAATTCGAGTTATATGAGCACGGGGATTTCCACGCCATCCGACAACCAGAGGAGTTGAAAGTCGTCGACCTATCTTCATTTTATACCGCAGCTGGATTTAGACCGAAATACAGCTTGAAAAACAGCATCAACGAAGTGGACTTCTGTAGTGGAGTGTTCCTACCAGTGGTCAATGAAGAAGAAGATGAAGAAAAATGGGTATACGGATTGAAACCCTTTCGCGCCGCTTGCAAGCTGGGCTGGTGCACCGATTTTCCGAGGGAGCCCGAAAAATGCATGCAGTGGCTGACAGAAGTCACTGCGGGAGCCACCGTCTGCCTATCACATGTGCCCGTTGCAAGGTTGTATGTACAACGGATGAGGCAACTCTGTGCCGAACCACTAGAAACCTTGAAGCGTTCAAACATCAAGGTTCCCTTCACCCACTATGATCCAGATTTCAAGTACAAGTTGGCACCCACCAAGATATGGGATCTAGATGAGGAAAGAGGGGCCATTTGGTTTGCAGAACGTTACGGCCTCAATATGGAATTGACGGAAAAACTACTTTGGGAGCAAATCTCTGCAGCTGAATGGGGCGACGTGATCAGTAGCCCAGTGAATGTGCATGGGTTGTCCATCGACCTGTAGTGAGGAGCGTTGGCTCCCCATCCCCCAAAAATTATGCCCGAAGCTCAACATGTAACAAATGAAAAATGTTTGACAGCGAACTCCTAGAACGCTGCATCACGCCCAAGCCCGCAAGGGAGGAAAGGCCTGATGAAAATTCTTTTAATTTTCGTAACCTATGCAACCTCAAACAAACCCCGAAAAATGCCGCCCAAAGATTCCCAACTATCGCCAGCGTCTCCAAACCCAGCTGGCTCTTCTGTACCTAGTAAAACCCGACGCACAACTGTCAGTCAAGGACCTGTGCAACGAGCTATCACAAAAGCCGAGTCCAAATTTGATAAACTTCTTCCCAAAAATGTGTTTACCCTCCCATTCCAAGTTGCTGAAGCAGCAGCTGATGAGCTTGGAGCCGTCGTCGATGGCATCGGAAAAGAAATTATTGCCATCGCAAACGGCGACCCAAAAGTTATCCTCAAAAATGCTCGAGACTTGGGAGAAAACAGCCTACGTGCAAGAGAAAGACCTAACCGACGAACAACTGGAGGAGCTGGCTTACACCCAACTGCTAGTTACTGGACTAGTGGCCGATCACAAAGAAACAGTTCGGCTGCAAGCCCTTCAGCAGGACCTGCAAGCGGCTCAAGCGCTGCTCCAGCTAGGAGCAGCCCAGCCTATGGATACCACCGTCGCCGCCCAAAAACCAATGGAGCTGTAGTTCAGGCTGTCGAACCAAACCCCGGACCACCTAAAGGACAACGCCGCCTGGGGGCTGCGCTCAAGC